TACGAATTAACTACAAACGGAAGCATCGGTGTTAAAATAACATAGCTAAACATTAAAGATGCCATTCACAAAAGGAAACAAATTAGGAAAAGGTAGACCGGCAGGACAATTGAATCGTTCTACCGAACAAGCTAAACTTGCTGTTGCAAGATTGGCTAATAGTGGATTGGATGCGCTGAGAGAAGATTTGGAGAAGATAAGAAAGAATGACCCATTAGAAGCAGCAAAGATATATTTGAAACTAATTGAGTACATCGTTCCAAAGAAACAAGCAATAGAATTGACAGGAGAAATAAATCAACGCATTCAACAAATATCAGTAAACATACAAGATGGAACTGCAAATAGACACATCAAAGACGTATAGAGATATTGAAGGTAGTAAAAGAATCTGCATACTTCAAGGAGGAACGAGAAGTGGTAAGTCATATTCAGCATTACAATGGATATTGGTTAAAGCATTAAGTGAACCTAATATGGTATTCTCTATTGTCCGTAAATCATTTCCATCAATGAGAGTATCCATTATGAGAGATTGGGTTGGTATTCTAAAAGGTTTAAACATATGGGATGAAGATAAATGGTCTGCAACTGAACACATCTATACATTTGATAACGGAAGCATGGTTGAGTTTATGTCAATCGATAGTTCGGAGAAACGTAAAGGTAGTGCAAGAGATTACTTATTTGTAGATGAGTGTAATGAGTTAAGCAGAGAAGATTGGTTTCAATTATTTATCAGAACACGTAAGAAGAGTATCATAGCATACAACCCATCATTTGGTACAAACAATTATATCTTTACTGAAATACAAACACACCCCGAAGCGGACTTATACATTAGTACGTTTAAAGATAATCCTTATTTAGAGAAGCAGTTAGTAGAAGAGATTGAAAGATTAAAAGATATTAACCCTGAATACTATAAGATATATGGTATGGGTATGCCAGGTAATAACGTAGGTACAATCTTCTCAATCAATTTAGTAGAAGAAGTGCCAGAGAATGCAGAGTTCGTTGCATTTGGATTAGACTATGGATTTACCGTTGACCCAACTGCTTTAGTAGCAATTTGGAAAAGAGATAAAGATATTTTCATTGATGAACTAATATACCACAAAGGAATGGTTACATCAGATATAGCACAAAGATTAAGAGATTTAGAAGTAGGTAGAGAAGAGATATGGGCAGATAGTGCAGAACCTCGTCTTAACGAAGAACTATATAGGCTCGGATTCAACGTTAAACCTGTCAGGAAAGGAAAGGATTCCATTAAGCTAGGTATTGACCTTATGATGCAATATCGCTTAATAGTGACAAAGAGAAGCAAGAATATAGTGAAGGAGTTTGGTGAGTATGTTTGGATGGTAGATAAGAATGGTAACTTTGAAAACATTCCTGTTGATTATTCAAACCACGCAATAGATGCAATTCGTTATGTGTGTATGGAAAGATTAAATGCGAAGAAGATAAACGCTGGACAATACTCAATATCAATAAGATAATATGCAAACATACACATCAGAAGAAGTAAAACAATTGTTACTATATGTAGCAGAAACACAAAAGGAAAACGAAGAGTTAAAAGCCAAAATGATTGCTATGGATGCAATGCTGAAAAACGAAATGGCTAAAAACAAACAATTAAAACAAATACTAAATACATACACCGCATGAGAAAGACATTAACATTAGAGATACCTACGAGTTGGAAAGATGTAACACTTAAACAATACCTAGCGTTACAAGCCGATTTGGAAGCATATAGAGATGATGAAGAAGCACAAATTGCATTAACGTTACATCACCTATGTGGATTAGACCCGCAGTATCTAAAGAGTTTATCAGTTGAATCATACAATAGAGTAAAAGCAAAGTTAAATGAATTTACTTCACCTGAAAGTATTGAGTTAACACAATTCGTAACAATAGATGGAAAGGAATACGGCTTTGAACCTAACCTATCTAAAATGTCTTATGGTGCTTACGCAGATATCACACAATACGATACACTAAACATAGATAAGAATTGGGGAAAGATAATGAGTATCTTATATAGACCTGTAACAAAGAAGCATCAAGAAAGATATGAGATAGAAACATACGATGGTACTATCGATGAAACCAAATGGTTAGATGTTGATATGGATGTTCATTGGGGCACCCTGTTTTTTTTTGTTCATTTGCAAATGGACTTACTGAAAGGTATCCTGAACTCTTTGAAGGAGGAGGAAATCCCACCCAGCATGAGGTCAATTTTAGCAAGAAGTGGAGAGCTTATTCAACTATCATTGAACTTGCCGATGGCAAAATTAAAGAAATAGATGAAGTGGTGAAAGAACCATTAGAAAAATGCCTATTATATTTAGCTTTTAAAGCTGACAAATCACAATTGGAAGGAATACTACATAAGGAAGCGATGAAATCTATATCAGCATCCAAATAGTTCTACCATTTTTACATTGAACATTGTTAAAGTAATAAACATTATTTATTATGCCTTGGTCAAATAGTAGAAATGGTGCGTTGAGATATTCCGTTAATAGAGAGAATAATTCTGGATATTACATCGGGCCAACACGCGGATTGAGTTCTCCAAAGAATAGTAGGAGAGCTTGTTTGTGTCTTAACGAAGATACATACGATGTAAAGTGTTGCCAAGGTGCATTAATGCAGCAGGGTATTGGAGTAATTGAATCACCAAATAGAACTAAAGGTGGAGCATTCTCTGATGGTTACTCTGATGGATTTGATATAATATTAGATTAAAATAAAAATATAACATGGCAGAATTATCAAAACAAGCCCTGAGGGTTGAAAATAATACCGAATTTCCAAATAACAATAATGGTCAGATTACACCATCACGTTTAAGAGGATTCAATGAAGATATGATTGACTCATTAGTAGATGAGATATCATATAACGCTGATAGTGCCAGTTGGAATGCACAAATAGCAGCATTAGACCCATCGGGTTCTGCTGGCTCAATATCTGCATTAAATGCTTTCACTGCATCGCAGTTGATTGTAAATAGTGGATTAAACGCAAGTACTGCATCACAACAAACACAAATAGATTCTTTAACTGCGGCTACTGCATCTTATGCAACATCTGCAATTACTGCAAGTTCATTAGTAACCGCATCATTTGATAACGGAACTCGTAACTTAACATTTACAAAGGGAGATGCAAGTACATTCGCAGTTAACATACCTGATGTAAGCGGAAGTAGTGGTAACTTTGTAACTACATCTTCATTCAACGCATATACTGCATCTAATGACCAAAGAGTAAGTTCTTTGGAAGCTAATAGTGCATCAGTTAATACATCTATATCTGCATTAAATACATTTACTCAATCTGCAGACCAAAGATTAGATTCTATCGAAGCAGTGAGTGGTAGCTGGATAACTGAATCCGAAACAGGTTCATTCGCAACGACAGGTTCAAATACATTCACAGGTATTCAAATATTCACTTCGGAAATAACTGCAAGTAATACTTTGGTTAATGGTGATTTGACTGTTTTTCCAAACACATCAGTTAAATTAAACGGAAACGTAGATATTCAGAACTACTTATATGTAGGTGCTGGACAAACTATGGGTTCGCCTACAGCCGCTATCACATGGTTAGGTAGTGGAAGTATAGATGGAACATTCTCTGCTTCAGTAGATGCTAGAATAAACGCAATTACTGGTAGTGGAACTACAAATACAGGCTCATTATTAGTAACTGCATCAGCAGCAGGTTCAACTATTACATTTACAAAAGGAGATGCATCTACATTTAGTGTAAGTGTAGATACTGGTAGTGCAGGAACAACAATATATGAAGTAGTATATACGGGTGAGAATATAACTAAAGGAGACCCATTATATATTTCGGGCTCACAAGGTGCTAACCCAATAGTATATAAAGCAGATGCAAGTAATCCGGCTAAAATGCCTGTAACATTTGTATCGGCTGAAACAATAGCAGCTGCAAGTACAACTGAAGCAATAGTATTAGGTTTAATCGAAGGAATTGATTTAACTGGCTATACTGCAGGACAAGAGATATATGTAGCAGAAGGTGGTGGATGGTCTACATCTAAACCATCAGGCAGTGCTTCAATTACACAATTATTAGGTGTAGTAACTAAAGGTGGTAATGGTGGAAAAGGATTGGTATTAAACCCAGGTCCTGCAACATTACCAGGTTTAGATAATGGATATATGTGGGTAGGTGGAGCAAACAATCAACCTACTGAAATAACTACTGCATCATTCGCAACAACAGGCTCAAACACCTTTACAGGTAATCAAATAATTACTGGTAGTGTTTATATTAGTTCATCAGCGGCAGTAGATTTAAGAGTAGAAGGACAAATATTCGTTTCTTCATCTGCAACAGGTGGAACAACTGCACCAAGGATTACAGTATCTGGCTCTGCAGGAGTAACTCGAATCAATAGAAATAATATTACTATTACTGATGCAACTGATGAGGGTGGTATGTTTCCATCAACATTATATACAAAAGATGCAGCAACTTTTGTATATAATGTTGA